GCGTTTATACGGGACTCAATTTCTTTGAATGCGGCAATACGTCTTTCTTGGTATTTCCTTACATCCTCAGATTGATAAGCTGCTTCTTTTAATTTATACTTATACATATTATTTCTTTCCCCATAAATATTTAACTTCTACGCCTTTTGTCGAATGAGGCGGGGCAACGGGTTTCCATCCTAACTTATAATAATAGTTATCTTGAACACCTTTATCAGTAGCTTTAGGACCTTTACCTAAACTAGCTCCAGGGTTGGATTCATCTACTTTTTTTTTCTTTTTAAAAGCAAATGGAGTAGCGTATTGAGCACCTGCCCCTACTGAAAAGGAAGCAGCACCACCAGCACCACTCATTTCATTCATTCCTTTAATACGATCGTACTCTGCTGTTTTGTTGTTTCTAAGGTACGTTCTTAACTCATTTCTTCGTTTACGGATATCATTATAATAGTCCATAAAGAAGGGCTCGTCAGTAGCATCTGCTACCTCTTTAGCCGTATTCAACAATTGGGTAATTTCCTTAAATAAACGTTTGTAGTCAGCTGTGTAGTCAACGTCCCAAGTGATTTGACCTGTTTGGGGGTCAATATTGGTTATAGTAGTAATTATACCACCTCCTTCTTTAGTGTCTCCTACTTTAGCCATGAGCTATTTTTAATTCTTCTACTAATTCAAGATATTGAAGAATATTCACAATGTTTTCACTTGTGACTTTAGCTGTTTTATCTAATTCTTCGATTAGGTTAGATACCTCATTAATTTTGATTTGAACTGCTTTATCTTTAATAGTAGATAATAATTCGTTCAATTGGGTTTTAATTTTAGATACCTCGGTATTGTAAAATTCTTTTAATACAGGAGTTGAGTCAACTGAATTAACGTATTGTCTTAATACTTCTTTTTGGCTAGGATGTAATCCATCGTACTTACCATTGAATTTTTCCATTAGGATTCTGTAGGTAAGCATACGAGTATCTTTATCGTATGATTGGAACTCTTGTAGTATCTCAGCTTCAACTTTTTCAGTATTAATTGGGGAAGTTGAAAGATGCTCTAGTAATGTCATTTTATTGCTTACAATAATATCAGTGTTTACTAAAGCGTCTGTATTTTGGATTTCTACTAAAGTGTAAAAAGCAGCATATGTCTTATAATGAGATAATTTAGTTTTAAAGAAATCTTCTAAATTATAAGTATTTCTAATCTCGTTAATAAGATTATACTTTTCTCTTTTAAGTGAACTACGATTTAACTTTGAAGATGCTTCAAGTAATGTTTGAATCATTACATTAGCTTTACCTTCGGTTAAAGAAGTATTTTTAGCTAAGGTTTCGTATAATTTATACTCCTTGCCTAATTCGCTTTTGACAAAGTATTTTTGGATAATACCCAAAGATGCTGAGTCCTTTCCATTAAGGGTATCAGCGGTAACTTGACGAACAAGTAACTCAAAGAGGATACCAGCATTTTTGTACTTTGAATGTTTAATATTCATTCCTAATAGGATTTATTATAAATATATGAGGATATATTACTCTTTAATATTTGATTCATCTAATAGAGACTCTTTGCGTTTATCAGAATTAAACACAATATCCTTTTCCATAGACTCAAGTAAAGTGCGATTTTTAGAGTAATTTAGTTTAGCAGTTTCGCTAACAGATGATTGATTATCTACTTTCATATCTTTTCTACCTAAACGATCTCTACCGAAAGCATTAGCTTGTGTGTTAATATTAGATACTTTTTCTTCGGGGCGACCTAAGGGCTGTTTTTCATCGTAACCATCAGGGACATTACCTGGGTCGGTTTCCATTCTACCTTTACCATATAATGAAGCTAAATCGTGTGGTGTTCCATATGAACGACCTGTTGTAAGTGGATCATTACCTTCTGTCTCAATTTGAGCCATACGGAATTGACGTTTTTGGTCCTGGGCGATTAAGTCTCTATACTCTTCATACTCATCCTCACTGAAGTGGAAGATATGGTTATAGATCCAATCTGTAGGTAACAATTTGTTTTCCATGATTTGAGAAGCCAAATCAACTTTTTCTTTCATTAATGCGATCTTTTCTTGATCGTAAATGATTGAAGGTGTAGTTAATTGTAACTCAAAATTTGTCATTTGTTCGTCTCTATACCCTTGAGCATATAAGTGAACTAAAGCAATTTTATACAATTCTGAGATAAGAATACGTTGTAATCTATCAATTGTACGACCGAAACGAATGTCTTCAGCTGCTAAAGTTGCTTTACCAGATAAATTCTCATCGTAACCCATAAAGGCTTTAGGCACTTTGAGAGCGGCAAATAATTTCTCTCTTAGGTATTCTACGTCCTCAATTGCGGCGTAATCTAAACCTTTGGTAGTATCAATTTTAGTTGCCTGATCGTTACCTCTAATGGGGATATAAAAATCCTCCATTATGTTCTGCATATTATAGTTCAGGTTGTATTCACCTGTTTTATGATCCATTAATGGAGTACGCTTCATTGTAGAAATTGTCTTCTGCATGAAGTTTTCTACTTCGTTTGGTGGAATAGAACCAACATTAATATAGAAAATACGTTTTTCTGGGGCGCGAACAATTCTGTGAATCAACATCGCATCTTCCATCAACGCATATTGCTTGTACAATTTACGAGCGGGTTCAATATATGAACGACCATATGGGAGGTAATTTACGTCCGAAATTAATCTAAAGTGAGCAATCTCGTAATTATCAAATGTGATAGTATTACCAGAAGATCTTTGATTTGGAGTATTATAGTAACCTGAAGATGAACCTCCAGAAATACCTTCTGGGTTGTAATTGAATACTACTTTAGAAGGGTTTTCGCGATCAAAATTTTCTTGCCTTTCAATGTGGTAAGCTGAATATGGGATAACATTATATACACCAAATTTTTCAGAAATTTCTAATTTAAGGAAGAAATCACCATACTTACACATTTGACGAGTCCACGACCATAGATTAAACTCAACGTTTAATACATCATAAAATAAGTTGTATAATATTTTTTGAATATCATCATCGGATGATTTAATCTGGAGTATTTCTCCCATATCGTTTTTAAGAGTACACTCATCAGCAATAATATCAAGAGCAGACGCAATAATAGCATCTGTATCCATCAAATCATAATCCGAATAAATGAAAGTTCTTAAGTACTGATAGTTCATATTGAACTGGGCTCCGTACAATGAAGTTGAGGCTGGGTTTTGATAGATACCTGAGAATCTATCCATTAATGAATTTGTAGCAAATTCACCTGAGGTTTGAATATGGTCAGTATCAACTACTTTAAGTTGATTACCGCCAACGTTTCTAATTACTACGTCGGAGGCAAATAATCTCTGTAATCTTCTGAATAAACTAGTATCAGCCATTGTGTTGTTTATTATTATAAATATTATCTAAGAAGCCAACTAATGTCTTCCATTTTGCCCCCAATTTCTTGATTGTATGGGTTGGGGGTATTATTGTTGTTATATCCTCCTACAAAAGGAGTACGATTACTTGAAATACTATTCAAAGCAGCTTTTGATGCTTCTAAATGTTGTGATCGAAATTTGAATGAGGTATCTCTCATAAACATAGCAATACCAAATGCCATAACTAAGTCATCATTATAACCTTGTTGAGCTTCTGGTCGTCCATTTTTCCACATGAATACTTTCATCTCTTCAAGCAAACGTTTTGATTGAATTGTAACGTCTTTACCATTAACATACTCTTGAAACTTACCTACAATCATAGGTCGATTTCGAGATGTTGTTGTAAAGCCAGCTACCATTTTAGATGTATCCATATATTTGTCAAAATACGAATCACTCATTGAGGAATCACTCTTACTTGAATAGAATAAATTAGTATATCCTCTTTCTATTACGGTTTGGATAGTTGCCCAACCAATGGACGCATTTTCAATTACAAGGAGGGCTTCATTATATTCAGTAGCTATACCTACTAATAGATGTCCATATTCTTTGGTGCCTAGTTGTCCTCGGTATTCAGCGACTTGAGTGTTTGTTTCAATGTCGATAACATGAAACGCAGAGTAGTCCTTACCATCGCCACGAGCAACGTCAGCAACCACAAGGTAGGATCTTGAATAATCAGCGGGTTCCCAAATCCATAGATTTTGGTCAGCACCACGTTTTTCAAGTGGATCCTTGATATAGGTTTGTTCATAAAATTGTAGGTATTCAGTATAGAATACGGTATCACCTGATGTGTTAAAGTCACAGTCACATTCTTGTGCTGCCATTCTAGGATCACCTAGTAAGTCATTTTGTCTATCTCTCCATACTTGGTCACGTTCAGGGTGAACATACCAAGGTAATTTAATTGGGAGGAAATCACTTTCGCCATTTTCGGCTCTAATCCAAGTTTGATGAAACCAGTTACCTGTACCATAAGGAGTAGATAAAGCAATACACCCACCACCTGTAGCAAGTGTTTGTTGAGCAGAGGCCCAAATCTCACCAATATTTTCAATAAACGCTGCTTCGTCAATTAGCAGCAAAGAAACGGCTTCTGATCGACCAGCGTCACTTGAGGCGGCAGTGGCTTTGA